ACATATTGTGCCGTCAAAAAAAGAATATAATAAATCTGTTAAAATAACCGGAGGGGTTTCACTATCAGACGCATTCACCGAATTCAAATTTTATTTTTTCAAATATTTACCACATATATTTGCAGTTGAGAAGCCGAATGCAGTTCCGAAATATACTGGAATGACTAAATTTTGTGAACGCGAGACTAAACCATATAATAATGGTGTAAACCCTACTACTGCTGTAATAGACATGTTTGTAAAATGCAGTCAATTTCTTCAAAATATACCAAATAAAAATTTAATGTTACGTGACCTTAGCGATAATAAATCATTTTTATTTTATGAAACTGGCGAGACTATAACAAACGATATAACAACATTAAATACATATTTTAATGGTTTATTTAGTGGATCGGTTGAGGCTGCACAACCTCAACAAATAACTAAACTTCAACAAATAACTAGTAATACTCATGTATTTTTATGTGATAAACCGGATGAACGGTTTAGTGTAACTAGCGAATCCCCAGACAGTTATAAAATGGAATATATATATAAAGATGGAAATAACTTGGCTATATGGAATTTTAAATATACAATTGCTAATCTTATGGGTATAATAACCGCCGGTTTGGGTGTAATCACTCGCCATGGCCATGCCGAATTAAATTATAGTGAATTAGGTTTATTAGTAGAAAAAATATTAAATCGTAATTATTTTGATGACGAAGAATCCGATGAAAATATAGTAGTTGACGACCCAGAAATGCCTGGAGAAAGGGAGGGAGGGAGGGATAGAGAAACCCAAAATAAAAGTAATAAATTTAGAATATCATTAGAAAATTCATTAAAACCCTTATTAGAAAAAAGAAGTAAAACTCGCAAAATACCAAGTAATAAAAAACCAAAGACGGTTCGTCGCACAAGTAATAAAAAACCAAAGACGGTTCGTCGCAAAAGTAATAAATTATCTGCTATTAGAGAACATATAAATGAAATTAAAACTGAACAATTCCATAGTCAAAAAATAATTCCATTAATTCCATTAATTCCATTAATTCCATTAATTCCATTAATTCCATTAATTCCATTAATTCTAAATAAACCTGCATTAAATTTATATTTATTATTTTTTTACAATAATTTACTAACTATAGATGATAACATGTCCCAATTAAAATTAGTTAAACAAAATAATGTAGTATTAACATCATATTTTGAATTATTTAATAAATATGAATTAGATATAATTATTGATGATGACCAATATAGAAATGATTTTGATATAATAAATGGGTTTGAAGTTACAAGACAAGTTGAATTAAATCTATTTTTTTATTATTTATTAGATGATTTAAATAAAAATCCAAATAAAATAAATGAGGTTTGTTATGGATTATTAGAATATGTTTTGCATACAATGAAATCTCCAATATCACATTATATAAATGAAACCATTTCTTACATATATAGTGGAGAACATATATCTATTCCAACTACTGTAATTCATGAAATAGAATCATTAATAACATCTAGACCAGAAATTAAAGATTCTGCGTTATTTAAAAATACAATTATATACTTTGAATATATTCATTCTAAAGTTATTGAAAAAACCAAAAAAATAAAATCTTATTTATTTAAACCAACGAAGAATTCAAAAGAAAAAAAACCTAATAAAAACGCAGATTTTATACAGCAATATTTATCTATGTATGGATTTTTAAATATGATGCAAAATACATCTACTACTACTACTAAATCACAAGTTGATATAAAATCATTACCGGCTAAAATGTATTCTAATGAAAAAAAATATTCAAATGTAAATATACATAAAAAAACACGTAAACTCCGAACTAAAATAAAAAATATGTTGAATAAACGACTTGAAGCAAAATCTGCGCCTAACTAAACATACAAATCGTATAATCCCGTATTTCCATATATACCTATAAATAAATGGTCCAAGAAATCACTTTACCCAAAGACCCAAAAATTCAAAAAATGCTGCTGATTATGAATGCTTTAGAACGAGGATGGACAGTCAAAAAATCCCAAGATTCGTATATTTTCACCAAAAAACACGAAAATCGTAAAGAAATATTCATGGAAAACTATTTAGAGAAATTCGTCGGCGATAATTTGGACGGATTTTTTTCGTAAAATTGATATTGAATTATATTGTGTAAATACACACAATATAATATGCCGACTTGTAATTTTGCAGAGTGTGGTAAATCGGCTTATTTTGGACATAAAGATGATAATGCACAATTCTGTAGTTCACATCGTCTTGAACATATGATAAATGTTATAGATAAAATATGCGAATCGTCGGAATGTTCTAAACGCGCGGTTTTCAATCATCTTGGAAATACGAGTGGACTATACTGCCTAGAACATAAAGTAGATTGGATGGTCAATGTGAAAACAAAGCGATGTGCATTTTCCGGTTGCTATACTACGCCCATTTACAATATTATTGGCGAATCTAAAGGTCGGTTTTGTATTGAACATAAAACGGCAGAAATGGTAAATGTAACCGGAAAACGATGCGAATTTGACGGGTGTTCTATTATTGCCCAATTCAATTTGCCGAATGAAATCGCGGGAAAATTTTGTTCGGCACATAAATTGGCGGAAATGGTTGATATCAAACATAAATGCTGTGAATTTTCGGGATGTTCTAAATCACCGTCTTATCAATTTGAAGGAGATACCCGACCACGAGTATGTTTTGAACATAAAGCAGATGGTATGTTCAATGGAAAACATGCAAAATGTTTATATAAAGATTGTTCAAAAACATCATCATTTAATTTTTCCGATAAAAAAGGCGTAAAATTTTGCTATGACCATAAATTGGATGGTATGATAAATAAAAAACAAATAAAATGTAAATCGGCATGGTGTTTAACCCGGCCCAATGCAAAATGCGATGAATATTGCTTATATTGTTATATGAATTTATTTCCTGATAAACCTATTACTCGCAATTACAAAACCAAGGAGAAAACCGTCGTAGATTTTGTTATACAAACATTTCCCCATTTTACGTGGATTACCGATAAAACAATACAAGATGGATGTTCTAAACGCCGACCGGATTTACTACTGGATTTGGGATATCAAATTATTATTATAGAAATTGATGAAAACCAACATACAGAATATGATTGTTCTTGCGAAAACAAACGGTTAATGGAGATTTCCCAAGATGTCGGTCATCGTCCAATCATATTTATTCGCTTCAATCCTGACCATTATTTGAATCACAACGGACTCAAAATCAAATCTGCATGGGCCCTAAATAAATTGGGCATTATTCATTTAGTAAAAACAAAAATGGATGAGTGGACTGAACGCTTATCTGCTATCAAGTTCCAAGTTGAATATTGGACGCAAAATAATACGAATAAAACTGTAGAAATCATTCAATTATATTATGACGAAAAATAACGGGGTCTATGGTCTGCTTATGTTTTATGTTGATAAATATTACACGATATATGGTGCGATATCATATTTATATCTTTATTTATTTTTTCTTGGTATCGCATTTAACTGTAAAATCAAAATTGGTTTTATTTAGCACATTTTTCCCAAATTATTTTCTTTGGTTAGTATATAAGTATTTGAAAAAATGGGAGGAGCACTTATGCAATTAGTCGCCTACGGCGCACAAGACGTTTTTCTTACTGGGACCCCGGAGATTACTTTTTGGAAAGTATCTTACCGCAGACACACTAACTTTGCTATGGAGAGCATTGAGCAGACCTTCCAAGGCCAAGCCGATTTCGGCCGCCGTGTGACCTGCACCATTAGCCGAAATGGTGATTTGTGCTACCGCACTTATCTCCAGGTGACTTTACCTGAGATTAACCAGAATATGGTTGGTGCTTCCAAAGCAGGTGTCTATGCCCGCTGGCTCGACTACATCGGTGAGCAAATGATTTCGTGCGTTGAGGTCGAGATTGGTGGCCAACGCATAGACCGCCAATATGGCGACTGGATGCACATCTGGAATCAGGTCACCCTCTCCGCCGAGCAACAGCGTGGATACTTCAAGATGATTGGTAACACTACTCAGCTTACCTACATCACCGACCCCAACTTTGCGGCGGTATCTGGTCCCTGCTCTGCCGCAGGTGGGCCTTCCCAAGTTTGTGCTCCCCGTAACGCACTCCCTGAGACCACTCTCTACATCCCCCTCCTCTTCTGGTTTTGCCGCAACCCCGGCCTTGCCCTCCCTTTAATCGCCCTCCAATACCACGAGGTCAAGATTAACCTTGATATCCGCCCCATTGGTGAGTGCCTCTGGGCAGTCAACGACTTGGCGTCATCTTCTACCGCGTCTGTATCGTGTGCGACTGCATACCAACAGTCACTTGTAGCTGCTTCTCTCTATGTTGACTATATCTTCCTCGACACCGATGAGAGAAGAAAAATGGCCCAGAACCCCCACGAGTATCTTATAGAGCAACTCCAATTTACCGGCGATGAGTCGGTGGGGAGCTCTTCGAACAAAATAAAACTTAACTTCAATCATCCAGTCAAGGAATTAATTTGGGTAGTCCAACCTGATGCTAACGTTGACTACTGTGCCTCATTGGAGGGCGGCATGACTCTCTACAAAACTTTAGGTGCTCAACCCTTCAACTACACCGACGCCATTGATGCCTTGCCCAACGCCATTCACGCGTTCGGTGGACCCCAAGAAACCAGTTCTTCAAATTCTTTCATCACCTCATCCGGCCTTTTCCAGATGCCCGGTGCCGGTGATATATTGACCCCCTCCACTACTTCCGAGTGGGGGTCTGACTTGCAGGCGTTTGGTGCCCAAGACGGAGTCGTTTCCGGCTCTTACGTATCCGATGCAGGCACCTTCGTATTAGCCGAGACTGCTTTAGACATGCACTGTTGGGGCGAGAACCCTTGCGTCACCGCCAAACTCCAGTTGAACGGCCAAGACCGCTTCTCTGAGCGTGAGGGGTCTTACTTTGACGTCGTCCAACCTTTCCAACACCACACCCGTGCCCCCGATACCGGCATCAACGTCTACTCCTTCGCCCTCCGCCCCGAGGAACACCAGCCCTCTGGCTCGTGCAACTTCTCCCGCATAGATAACGCTGTCCTTCAACTCGTTCTCTCGTCCGGAACCGTCCAGGGCACGCACACCGCAAAGGTAAGAGTATATGCAGTCAACTACAACGTGTTGCGCGTAATGAGCGGAATGGCGGGCGTCGCCTACTCAAATTAGTGTAAGAATTGTAAATCGCGGTTCTTTAGGCAAAATAAGAATTGTTATAATGTGCGTATAAAATTGAATTATATTTTATTATTATAATATATAATACAAAACCAGCTGCTATTATGATGCAATTATCACAAACCCGTTTATCAAATACTAATATCAATAAATATAATACATCAATTCGCCAAGAATTTGATGTAATTGGCTTCATAGATGGTCACACAAAAACACACGGTAAAGATGCCCATATAATAAAAAATCCTATTTGGATTGTTAAAGATAATGATAAAGAATTATTGTTTATGTATTGCGAACCAAATGAACTTGTTTTATTATGCAGACAATCATATCAAATAATATTAGATTTTGAAAAAGAGAATAATGAAAAATTCACATGGTATAAAATGACTAGTGGATATATTTCTACTCAAACACGCGATAAACAATATTATATCCATCAACTCATAATGAATTGCTATGGAAATGGACGCGGAACTGGAATAATAAGTGTTGACCATATTGATAGAAATCCTCTCAATAATACATTGGCGAATTTGCGGTTAGCTACACGTGAAGAACAAAAACAAAATTCAAGAGGTGTTCTTGAAGGCACAAAACGAGAACGCCAATCGAATGCGAGAGAATTACCAGATGGACTTTCCCAAGAAGATATGCCCAAATATGTGACTTACAATGTAAATGTATACAATAAAGAACAAAACAAATCACGCGAATATTTTCGTATAGAAGGGCATCCATTGATTTCTCCCAAGATTTGGGAAAGTTCAAAATCGGGTAAGGTATCACTCGCCGAAAAATTAGTAAAAACAAAGGAAATGATAACAATTTTTGATAATAGTATTTTACCGGAATCGCGACGAGTCAACCCATTGCATGTATATTTTCAGGTATATCGTGAAAAAAATATATTAAAATATGATAATCGCGCAGAAGGAAAAACCAAATCAATGGTAATAAAAGACCCTTTATTTGATATGAACGATGAGATGCAAAAGCAAAAACAGTTGTATATTTTCAACTTCTTGATTGTGAATATGTATGGCGAAGAGTATTCTATATTTACAGACGATTATTGCTATTATGGTCCCAATGTTGATGAAAATGAATTAGTGGATGAGAATGTATTGAATTTACCAAGAAATATAACCGTGTATAATGAAAAGGATAAAGCAGTCATTTCATTTCAAAAGAATATCAATGGTGAAAGAATAACTAAAATAATAGGTATGAGTCAATTGTATGATTCATCTATTGAACCGACCCCTGAATTTCTAGCGGAGTTGAGTGATAAACTCGTCAAAATAAATAGAGAAATTATCAAAAAATATGGACTAGAACATGCTGTTATGGAAACTACAGAGGAGCAATACCAAGAAATAAAACAAGAACGGTCTATAGAAATTGATGCGGGATATCCTACAAATGTCCATACTAAAACGGTGGAAGGGTCTCTGTATTTGGAATATAACAAGGTAGTTAATAAGAAACGAATGACTACAACAGTCAAACTTCCCAAGAATTATAATAAAAACAAGGAATTGCATTTATTCAATCAAAAAATCACCGAAATGTTTGGCCAAGAAAATGCAATTGATTTGACTAATTATCCTTATGATGAGGTAGATGCAGCAGTTAATATTCCGCCAAATATGTATGTTAATTTGAATTGTAGTCAACCATATATATTTGCGAAAAATGGTAATACAACAACATCTATGGTTTTACCTGAACGATATGATTTACAAGAACAAATTGACTCGTTTGATGCAGCTATAAATAAACAAGATACTGAGAATACAGCAGAAGAATATAAAATGCTGTATGATATATGGAAACCGGACAATATATCTATTATGACTAAAGATGGTAAATATGTGCTTTCATATCAAAAGCGGACCAAAGAATACAAACATTCCATCTCACATACTTTACCAAAAACGGCATTCAATATTAATTTGCATATGATTGAACTTAACCGCAAGATTGTATTGAAATATGGCGAGAATTATGATGTATTCAGGTTGTAAATTGCGGTTGTTCAAATAAAGGATATGTATTTATTATTTTTATTGAAATTATATAAAAATATTTTATTATATATGATAAATGAACATTGAAGAATTATTATCAAAGAACGGAATAAAAAGGCTCCAACAGTTGAATGATTTATTAATAAATAATTATATTTTTTTATAATTATTTAGAAAAGTTGTTATTATAAATAATATTTACAATAACAACTTAAAGGAATTTGTTGTTATATATTATATTACCATGAATGAAACTTCCAGGACTTTCATCTCTACTGCGGAAGCGTCTAGAATCACCGGGTTGCACCCGCATACAATTCGTAAAATTGCTGATAACAACCAGGTGCAATGCTATAAAACACCTGCCGGACAACGTAAATATAATAGAGCAGGTTTGGAGAAGTTCTGTAATCCTGTTTCTACTGTCCCTGAAATCCTTGAAAGTCAGAGAATTAATTATATCTACGCACGTATTTCATCTAAAAAACAAATGGACGACCTTACTAGGCAAACTCAGTACCTCCAAAATAGAAGACCTGAATATGCTTCCTATGTTTCTATTACAGATGTTGCTTCAGGAATCAATTTCAAAAGAAAAGGACTACATACTATATTGGACTCCTGCTTACAAAGAACTGTCGGAGAAATTGTTATTGCCCACCGAGATAGACTCTGTAGATTCGGGTACGAATTGCTGCTACAAATTGTTGAAAAGAGTGGAGGCAAAATTACCGTGCTTGACGATGAAACCAATAAAAGTACAGAACAGGAACTTGCTGAGGACCTCCTTTCAATTGTCCACATCTACAGTTGCAAACAAATGGGTAAACGAAGTTACACCAACCGAGTTAATAAAAGCAGTGAAAATCAAGTTGAAACCGTCTTGTGCACAGAGGATGATTCTGGATGAATGGATTAATACCAGTAATTATGTATATAATAAAACCGTAGAAACTATCTACAAGAAACATCATCAAGTAAACTTTCAAAGTTTACGTGACTTGCTAGTAACTGCTAATACTAAGAAGCATAATGCAGAATACATATTAATTTCTAATCAAATAAAACAATTTGGTGCAAATAAAGCTGTTTTGAAAAAAGAATTAATGAAACTTTCAAAAACATCCAATAATACTAATCATATACAAGAATTAACTCAACAAATATATAATATAGAAACCACTATAAAAAATGAAAATGACCGATTACGTGCTGCTGCGAAATTAATGGATGCAGAGAAAAATGACGGAATACTTGAATGGGAACTAAATACACCGAAAGAAGTACGTGCCGGTTCTGTAAATGATGTTTGTAAAGCAATAAAATCTGGAATGTCTAATTTGAAAGCTGGTAATATAAAACATTTTAGGTTGGGATTCAGAAAGAAAACTGAAAACTATAAATGTGCAGTCGTTCCTAAGAATTATATAAAAAACTCAAATGGGGTCATTCAGTTAGCTCCTGATTTTTTCAAAGAAAACTGTAAATTCAAAATGGGAAAAAACACAATAAAAAAACATAAAAATCTGGAAATCAATTATGATTCTAGAATTGTAAAACAAAATAATGAATATTGGTTGATAATACCAATTTCAGTAACAATCCAAGAAAAAACAGCACCAATTAACTATTGCGGAGTTGACCCCGGTGTTCGCACATTCATGACTACATTTGGAAATCATGGTTGCACTGAATATGATTTTAATTATAGGAAAATACAGAATATGGATGATAAAATTCGTAGATTGAAATATGGAGCACTTGGAAAACGTAACCGGGTTCCTAAAAACAAAATAATAAAATGCGAACGACGAAAAGAGAACATAATAAATGAATTACATTGGAAAACAATAAATCACCTATTAAAAACGCACGATTTCATATTTTATGGAGATATCAAGAGCCACGGTATCGTAAAACATGGAAAAAATCACACGTTGAATACAAGAATGAATAATTTGAAATTTTACAAGTTCAAACAGCGGTTGTTATTCAAAGCAACTGAAAAGAATAAACAAGTTTATTTTGTGAATGAATCATATACATCACAAACCTGCTGTATATGTGGTAGCAACAATAAACCAGGTAATTCAAAGATATATTCTTGTGCAACTTGTAATAAAAAAATAGGAAGAGATGTAAATGCTGCAAAGAATATTCTCATGAAAGGAATCATGAGAAATTTATAATAACCAAGCAGATTTATATCATCGTCTGCGTTCAAAGACGATATAAAATAAAACCAGATAAACTTAACAAACACAAAAAATGATTGTTACATAGGATTGTTTATAGTCGGTATAACTGATTATAAAAGTTTATAAGGGTTTTTTGAACGGCATATTTGAAAACGAATACACTTCCCGAAAAACATGTAAAAGCAAATGGCGTAACAGTCACTCAAATTGACCCGCTAACAGATAAAGAAATAAAGACGTTCAATTCAATTACTGAAGTCACACTGAATCACCAAATGTCGCGAACAACTCTCAAAAAAGTCTCCGATTCAAATGAAGTACACAACGGATACAAATGGAAAATAACAATCGCATGATTTTTACTATAATCATAATATATAGTAAAAAAATGGCCGACCTATTTGGTGGAGATATAAATAAAAACAAGGCATTTAGTAAAATATTGAGTATAGGATATGAACTTGAAACATCACATTTAATAAAATTTACGGAATTAAACAATGAAATATATGATGAATTAAGTAACCAATCCATCAATATCCTTTTAAACACCGATACTGCCCGATACGATATAGATATTTTGTTAAATTACGATGAACAAAGCGACGAAAAAAAAGCAGAATATGCACATAGACTGGTAGAACTCATTGAACTTCCTACCAAAAAAAACACAACATTCCATATCACAAATGATATAGCCGATACAAAAATGGAACAAACCCTCAAAACCATATGCAATAATGAATATGATAAAAATATTCAATATCAATATAGAACAAATGACGGGAAATCATATGCGATACAATTCGCACATTGGGATACAGATACAGAATGTTCAGTATTTTCAGACGTAGAATGGGTAGCAACTTATTATAAACCAAGACAGCAAGATAATATTATTTTATATACATTCACACAAACAATCCGAAAACTAATATCCCATTTACATGAATTAATTCCCGTAAAAGGAGAATTAGTATATATACCACCAGAAGATGAAGAAGAAGGCGAAGATGAAACCGGTATTTCCGTCGGCAAATATGATTTATATCATATGCCGAATTCAAATTTGCATTATATGAAACTCAATGCGGGTAATATAGATAATATACGAATCACTGCCCAAATGACGTTTTCTGCACATGTTTCAGATGCCTTTTATATTATGAAAAATATAGCTAAAGATAATTCAACATTATATGAGTGTTTAACCGTATATTGTGGTCAACAACTAAAAATTATGTCTAGAATTGAAACCTGTATTCTAGAATTAATTCGAGATTATAATAAAGATGAACCAATATATAAAATTTCATCTACGGAATCATCACTATCGCAAGCAGAAACGACAAACATCATCAAATGCATTTGTAATTATATGGCCCTAATATTATACAAATTATGCATGTATTATAATGTTTTTTTACAATCAACCAAATATAAAACCCAAACAAAAGACGACCCGTATTATCTTAAAAAAGCATTGTCTTTCAATTGTCGTCATAATAATTACCAGCTTTATATAGAAATCAAAAAATGTTTAATCCAACTTTTTGCCGACAAATTTGCTAGACAAGACGAAGCCACAGTAAACGCGATAGTAGCCACTATTATTAAACGCATTTTTTTACAACCTGAATTATTATACAAATACTTATTATCAAATAAAACCTTTGTGCGTAAAGGTGCATTTTTATTCACAAATATCTTGGAAAAATCGCATAAACAATATGGTTCGCCTACATTTTCATTGGCGTCTTATTTCGATTTTTTTGAAAATCCGGCGGATGAAGATACAAATTTATATGAAGATGATTCTATAATTACGCATGATTGGCTTGAGTATAAAGATATAGACGCATATTCCGCAAAAATGGATATCAAAGACAATATCATTTTAATAGAAAATCGCAATTTCGCAAAATTAATGAAAAATCATGTAATAAAATATTTGAAAATAAAGTCAAGTAAAGAATCACAAATAATGACGTATAAATCAATTGGGAATATATCTGTTAGTTTACTTGCCGACTTTATAGAAAAATATGACCAAATGCATCGATTAAGTATAACTAGCAAAATCGTCACACGGCAGCATTCAATTGACCATATTCATCATAAAACGAATAAAACGAGAAAAACGAGAAAAGTTAAATCATTATAACCGCAATTACTTGCAAAATTGATATAATAAATAAGTATTATATAATACTCAAACTAACTAAACTTATCCAAGTATTTGACTTAATGAATTACTATTCCGACGAAGTTGTGCACGAAATAATAGATAATGACCCTTTAGAAGATATCATAGATAATATTGAAATACTTTATACCAAGATTGCCCGATTATTCTACAATTATTCGCATCATTCAGTCAGTCCGGCTTATACAATGCCGTTATTACATGATATTAAAAACAATGTCGTATTTCGGTGTATGGATAATACGGAATTCAATATAGATAATTGTCCATCATTGATGATTTATCACCGAAAAAAAATGCCGACCTTTATTACTTATTATATCTTGATGATTTGCACCAAGCCCCGATTCAAGAGTTTTGGGTATGCATCCAAATTATTGGACGATTTTATCAAAAATGTGAGGGATAAACATATGGCGGAAAATACTAATACTTCATCGTCTAGTTCTAAAATCAAAATCGTATTGAGTTCTCTGGAAAGTGCCGTCACTTTTTATGAATCTTATGGATTCAAATGGATGAATGAACCGATTACGAATCATCCAACTTTGTTGCGATACGAGAAATATGATAAAGAAAAAGAGTATTTTATTATGGAATTATGTATTACGTAATATACATTTTACAATAAAAACATATAAAATCATTATGCGATATCTTGTTATACTTATTTAGGTCAAAAAATGTCGGTTTATCGCGTATCACAATTAAATACCCAAAACGATTTATTATTGCGAAATTTGATGGATTTTTACCAAAATCGCGACCACTTGTTCAAGATGATGCGAATCATAAATGGCGAAAGCAAAATATCCTTACGTATTGTGGACTGGTTCGTCACTAATTTCGCGAAAAAATACTATACTGTATATGAAATGCCTATATATAAACCAACGACATCTTTAGGTGAAAATTTGGTAGAAAATGAAACCGTGAGATTCAAAGTCCACAATGATTATAAATTGAAGTTGAAGGCATATAGCAAGAAACGGTTCGACACTTTTTGCCGATGGGAGCGGATTTCTATACCGTATAATGACGACAGTTTTATGGAAACGACGATTGGGCAGTTGAATTTCTTCAAATGGGCGATAGAGAACCGAATTGTGGATTATATTGACGAAAATTACAGTATGATAGAGAATGATATGAATGCACGGAATAGCACGTCAAAACGCAAGTCGGCATCTTTAGACAATTCACCTGGTCAAAACGATTCGGATGCTGATAGAAAGACGCGAAAGAAGCGCGAAGAATTGTCTATATCGGCGTGCAAATGTATTAAGAAGGAAGTAGTGAAGATTGTAGTCAAATTCAACGTATGAATTTATACATAGTATATAGATTAAGTATAAAATGGATGAACCCAATAAAATGAAAGGTGGAGATGTATTGAATTCTAAAGGTCTCGATTTATCAAATAATGATTTTGGGTTTGAACAGAATCTTGGTAAAAAAGATACTAAAAATATTCCTTTTTTCCATGCAGTAATGAATATGATTAATCATGCAACTAATATAACGTGTATATCTTGGGCTTCATTATATGGATTTATTTATAGGGTGGATATTCCAAACGATTATCAATATTTTAATTATGTCGGGCCCGGGCCGAATAAGAATAAGAATCCTCTAACATCTATTTTATTAAAAGTTTGTATTATTGAAGACAATTCAACACGTTTACATGCATTTTCACTAAATGAATCATCTGCTACTTCGGCAAATCCAATAAAAGGAATGTTAACAACTACTATTGATTTGATGCGCAGTATTGTTATGAATAAACTAGTTCAATCTAAAAGTTATAGTAAAGCATCAGTTTCATTACAAGAACTTGTTAATGAAGTAAATACACAACAATATATCTTTAAAAAAACCGTAGGAAACCAACGTGATTTTACTCAGCCTGTTTGTCCATCTATATTAGATTTTTTTTGGTTTGATAAAGATAAATTTTATAATACTTTTTTAGAAAAGCTACATCCAGAAAAAAATAAATTTAAGGTTTATTTAAGTGATAAAAAAATAGGGGTTATTGCGATGGAATATGCTGGATTGTATGTGTATGGTGATAAATTTATAACTTTTGCAGAATTTTATAAAAAATATCATAATGACGAAATTAAGATGAAAATTGTATTAATTTCTATTTTTACAAATATTGTTCGGTTAGCATTAGTTCCAACAAACATATTTCATTGCGATTTACATGCAAATAATATTTATGTAAATGAAGGTGTTTTAAATATGTTTTTTGATAAAGTAAATTCTGAAAATGCTAATATAGCAGATTATGATATTGCAAAAAAAGATGCATTTATAATAAATGAATTTATGAATTTACCACATAAAAATACATGTTTTTCATATATTCTTGATTTTGGTAGAACTATTACGTTAGACGAAATTAATAAACTAAAATATAATATAAACACAGAATATAAAAAGGTTAATAGACAAAAACAATCAACATTATCCGAAATAACCGAAATTTTTAGTGAAATAAATTCACATGCTAATATTGATATAAACGATATTGAATATATATTAACAGTATTTAAACTGATTGATGAACAATATCAAAAAAATCATCCAGCCCAAAGTAGTTTTTTATATAGTTTATATGAAAAACAAAAAAATACGTCATTTTTAACGTCATTTTTAGAACATGTTTTAAAATATTATAATTTTATAAATGTTACATCAGGTGATGTTCAAAATATATTTAATAATATAAAAGACAACAACGATTCATATAAAGTTGTCGGCGGCAATGATGATGATGATGATGGTGATGATGATGAAGATGAAGATGATGAAGATGATGAAGATGATGATGATGATGATGACGATGATGATTATATAGATATAAATCTTATAGTAAACGAAGCCGTTAAAGCGGTTGGAGATATTATAATACCAGAACCAGCAATAGATGTAAATCCTATTGTAAACGAAGCCGTTAAAGCGGTTCAAGATGTTGCTATTCAACCAGAACCAGCAATAGATATAAATCCTATTGTAAACGAAGCCGTTAAAGCAATTGACGATATTAATAGTCAACCAGAACCAGAACCAGTAATAAATATAAATAATATTGCACAAGAAGCAGTTAAAGCGATTCAAAATATTACTAGTCAACCAAAATCCCAATCCCCGTCAAATATAGATATAGATATTATTGTGAAAGAAGCGGTTAAAGCAGTTGATAATATTATAGTAAAACCAGCACCAGAAATAGATGATATTGTGAAAGAAGCCATAAAAGTAGTTGAACATTTATTTAGTGAAGAAGATAATAGTTGGTCTGTTAAAATAGTGGAAACTGAAGAAAAAAATGAAGTCCCTTTTAATAATACAACTACAACAACATTGACTAAAAATGGCGAAATTTTTGACGTGAAAGAAACATCAAAGCCAATATTATCCGGTTTAGCGTAAAAAATAACTCAATATACTATAGAACTAATATAGTATATTGAATATGCCTGAAGAAATACAAAAACAAAAAGATTTATATACATTACATCATCATTTGGTAAATTCATTATATAAAGCTGAGAAAAATGGTAAATTAGAGCCGATTAAGGCTGTTCATAAAAATTATATACAAGCTCAAGCTGCGGTAGTCAAATTAAAAGACAAATATGCATTTATGTCTATTAATATAAATGACGATAATGCTAAAAAACTTCTTGTAGTTACCGATGCTTTATTATTAGATAGTATTAGAACTACATCAACTACGGCCGACCTTACTGATTCCGAGTCATTTTTTTCAAGTATTTCATCTGCTCATACAACAGAAGGAACCGATAGTATTCCTAGCACTATTAATTCTATTATTTCATCATTTACAAAAAAAATTGATGAATCAAAAAAAAAAAATAAACTATTAAATATTGATGAAATTATAGCACCATCTTTACAATCTTCACAATCTTTACAATCTTTACAATCTTTACAATCTTCACCATCTTCACAATCTTCAGCCTCGCCCCTATCCTCATTAAGTATACATGATATTACGTTTAGTTCAAGGGACCCTTTTGATTCTCACATAATTAGTGGATATAGTCTACTTGACGCCACTATAACGGCATTAAATGAAATGGTCATATTAGGCGGAACTAGTGAATTTGCTAGTCCAGAATTAAAAACCCATATTATTTCTACAGAAATACCTAAAGACTCGGCAAAAAAGCCATTGGATGATAATAAAGAACGCCATTTTGTAATAACTGGTATGTTACGGTGCATAAATGGAATACTTATCCCACCTACATTTTCAGATATTGACCATATTTTTTTACCGATGAACCAAGATTATAAAGCAAATATTATACGGTCTACTCAAGGCGAATCAATCGCAAAACGATATAATTTAACTGTTACAGATTCATTAGATGGATTACGTCCTTCAAAAACTGAATTTACACCATTATCAAATGAATTAAAAGCAGAGGAAATAGAAAAAATACGTTCTATAATATTAACTAATTTTTGTAATAATCCTTCACAATCTACAACTCAAAACAAATCCCACCTACCATTTAAGACTGGTAGTGTCGGTAAAGGTGGAACTCGCAAAATACGCCCATCACAATCTATAAAATAAACTCCGCAATCTGTTTAATCCAATCCATACCCACATCATCATTACTATATCGCACATCTTCATTCGTTTTTAAATGAAGAAGTTGCATCGCATTATTCTCTTTGTTTTCTACTAACCATTCGCGATGATATTTCCCGCATTTTTCCAAATACGCCAATTCAATCTTGCTCTCGCCCTCCCTAGACCGCTGTCCAATCCGTCGAAAGCATACCTCCGCATCCGCATCTATATAAACAACTCGGTCCAGATTTAAGTCCTCGGCATATTCCCCGAAAAACTTACAATAGATTTGATAATTCACCTGCTCAATTAGTCCATCGCGATGCAACATATTCGCGAAAATATGTTTATCAGCTTCCAATGACCGTTCGCATACCAAAACCCGACATCCAGGGTTCTCACGCATTGCCTGGCGAATCACCGATAATCGCGTCGCATACGCCATAATTTGAAAAGGAAACGCATACTTTGCGGGGTCACGATAGAATTTAGACAAAACCGTTTCACCTGAACCGTCGCAAATCTGTTCCCACTCGTCCACCGGTTCTCGCACAAATACGACACTATCATCGCCGCATCGTTGGTAATATTTCTCCAAATGATGCAATATTGTAGTCTTACCCGCACCAATATTCCCCTCTATAGACACAATCATCGGCTTATTCGTTTTATTTGCATTATTCATATTATTTTTAGTAATAGACGCGGATATTGATTCGGCAGTTGATGATGATGAAGACACGGATAATACTGAAATGGAAGACATAATTTATATTATTATTAAATTGACTTTATGTAATTTATCCAAATCAAATTATTTGAATTCAATTTTTCGCTTTTGCGGAAAATTCATTCGTCTTCATTATCTATACATATCAAAACACATGAATAAATTGGTGGGAATTGATACGATATATTGGATAAATTTGGACCGTTCCCCCGACCGAAAACGCAATATGGAAACCATGTTCCAAGACCCCGAATTCACCAATATTCCCAAGATTCGCATAAAAGCCGTCGACGGAAAAACGGAAGATATAATAAAGTATTTGAATAATACGCCATTAATAAAAACACCGTGCGAATATGCATGCACAATATCCCATTTGGATGCTATACGACAATTCGCGGAGACCGACGATGAAATAGCACTCATCTTGGAAGATGATGTATGTTTGGAATTCAAACCATATTGGCGAGAGTCAGTTCAAACCGTAATGTCGTCAGTTTCCCAAGATTGGGAAATCATACAATTATGTTATATCACCGATGAAGTGGGTATCCATTTATTTGATTATGCGGATTATGTGAGATATATTAGACCAGAACACATATTTTCCACGGCGGCATATTTAATCACGAATCGGGCGGCAAAACGACTTATCCAAGAGATTTACCAAGATGGGAAATATTGTTTGGGTCCGAATATCCAACATGAAGCCGATTCATTCATATATTTGAAATGTCGGACATATACCTATAAATATCCGTTTTTTATATATCACACAAATAACGATTCGCTTATTCATCCGGACCATTTGGATTTACATGAACGGTCCAAGAAATTGGTGGAAGAAATGATGCGACAACCGCAATATACACAATATTATATTTACATAATATTGGGACTTTTATTATTTATGTTGATTATTTTTATTATAGATTTTGATGGTATATTGACTACAAGATTGGACGGTATATTGACTACAAGATTGGACGGAATATTGGCTACAAGATTGGACGGAATATTGGCTACAAGATTGGACGGTATATTGACTACAAGATTGGACGGTATATTGACTACAAGATTGGACCAAGATTGGACGGAATCTTGGGAAATCCAACGTTTGAACATTGGATTTGACTCAAAAATACTTGATTAGAATGTTGGACTAGCTTTATACCTCAATATATCAAGGACCTTGCGATTGGTGGGGAAAGAATCTTGGCCATATATGTCTTGCAATAGCATCCATTCAAAGAGTCCGCCCGAATATATATAAATATTATCAAATCCTAGAGTCCGCAATTGTTTATATTTGGTTTCGGCTGAATCATCTTGGGAATTCTTACCATATACAATTATGGTTTTATTTAAAGCATAGGATGAAATCATATCATTTATGATTTTTTCTTCATTTTGGTAAGGGACGGTGTATTTTATTAAACAATCTTGGGAATCGGCCGACAAAGTATTGATTATACAATACGATTCGGGGTTTTTATGAGCATGTATTATATCGTCAAATCCTATTTTTTTTATTGATTGTTGTGTGAAAATCTTGGTAAAAACGTCCATTACGGATGTTATATAGAATCTTGGGAAAATTCTATATTGATTTGCCCAAGAAATGAATTTGATACAGTATATCATATAATCCAGATACTGAAAACTACAAAATAGACACTAACGAAAAAAGTCCAAAAAGAAACGCCAAAATAATTCTGGATCGGACATACTTTTTCCATGTCCGATTCCCGAATATACCAAGTTAAATTTTACA